TTAATTTAATTCTAATACTGATAAGTTTTACTTATTAAACTTGATAAATTGATTTAAACAAAAAATCAAAATAATATTGACTCACAGATTAGGTCATATAATATAGAGGGTAAGGATTCGGCAGTTACTTAGAACACTAACCGTAATCCAGCAAAGCTCCACGGGGCTTCCGAGAAAGCTGGAATGACTAAGAAAAACACCGATGACGGTCTGGATAGCCTTAAAGCTGAGATAGTGGACATTACTGCCGTGGCAGGTTCAAAGGGGATGAGATACTAACAGACGTTTAAGATACTCATTAAGTAAGATCTGTTTTACTTTTTATTGTGTATGGGATAGCGGAACATTGTTACCACCTAGGTTCGGGATAAATAATTAAACATGGAGTGTTTTTATTTAATTTAGTATTTTAACTGCTAGTTATGTTGAGGACGTACCTAGTGGCTAACATATTAAGGAGAGTTATTATGCGAAAGTATAAAGATTTAGATTTGGTTGCAAAGAAATATTATAAAGATTCAAACTTTTGCTCAGTTGTTGCGGTAGCTACAGTGTGTAACATGTCTTTTGGCAAAGCTCGAATCAAGATGGAAAAAGCAGGTAGACCACATAGAAAGGGTGCTTATCAGTGGCATTATCATGAGGTCATCAAAAGACGTGGCTTTAAACTTGAGCCTGTTTATGGCTTTGAGGGTCATCATGCTAAAACGATGGGCAAAAAACTAAGTAGCGGGACTTATTTAGTTAGTGTTCGTGGTCATGTGCTTGCCATTGTTGATGGTGTGATTAATGATTGGAGTGCTAGTAGATCTCACAGAGTTCGTGAGGTTTATCGAGTAACTAAAGACTAACTGATGATGGATTTAATATCCGAAACGCACATTGGAAGGTGTGCGTCTTAGTCAATTTTTATGAGAGGAAACTAACTATGAGTAACGAAACTTACAACGGATGGAAAAACTGGGAGAGCTGGAATGTGGCTCTTTGGATTGGTAACGATGAAACGCTCTATGACATGGTAAGGCACTGTATTAATAAGAGTGATTCAGTAACAGAAGCATGTGAAAAGTTTGTCAATATTATCAATGGGCTAGGCTTTGAAATGGTGCGTTCATGTACTCAAGACGGAGCAGAGTTTAATTATGAGAACTGCATTGAGTACTTTGAACACTATGAGGGGGAGGATAATCATGAGTAACAATATTGTATTTGTTTGGGTGATCGCGGTTATTTCTGCGGTCATCTCACTAATGTTTGGTATTGTAGGAGTAAACGGAGATGATGTAGCCTTGTTTATGCACTTCGTAATGATAGGTGTATCTGCATTATTTGTGGTGGTAGGCTTTATCATTGGATTCATTGAATGTTATAGGGGATATTAAAATGCCATATTCAGATTATTATAACGACAATAAAATAAAACAAATGTATTTCAGAGAGTATCACCGACAGCTTGACATTTTAAGCCGTAAAGGGTACAAAGGTCATACATTATGGACATGTGCAAGAGCATTTGCAGATGAAGCAGTAAAACATTTTAAACCTAGGAGACGATAAATGAAAACACCAAATGACATTTACCACGGGGATGAACACCTTGTGGAAGAGACAAGGAAACCCATTAAGCGCGAAATTGTGCAATGGAAAATTATAGCAGTTTGGGACGATGGCAGTACAGATGATATTTCTGACTATATTGTTGTTGATGATTCTTTTGAAGACCAACTAACTGATATAGAAAATGAATGGGAAGCTCAGGCTGTTTGGGGGTATGAAACAACTGCAAACCCTTACGACGAGCCTAGTGACGATGATTTAATATCTAAATGGGGAGCAAATGATGCGTAAAAAACTTTTTAAAATAGAAGCGTCTGAACTGGTGTACTACTCTGTTCTAATTTCGGCTAACTCTGAGGAGGAAGCAACCGAAGAAGCCATAAAAATCTTAGCAGATACAGAGCTTAGACAAGATCATATCGTTGATTATGATGGTTTTCAAACTGAGAAAATTGAGGAGGTAAATTATGTTTAAAACTTTTTTTACGAGTGTTATAATAGGTATAATAGTAGCTGTGCCACTGTGGTTTTGGGTTAAACACCAAGTTACAGATTACCGCTATCATTGCACTGAAAAAGGTACGTTATATAAATCTGTAATTAAAGATGGAAATGTTTTTCGTAAAACGCAAGATAAATGTTTATACATTAAAAAGGGGAAGTCGCATGACTAAGAATCATAAACGAGAGATGATTTGGGAAGTATTTGACATCTCAACACCTCTCAAAAATCAAACAATAGGTTTTGTTAAAGCACCAACGTATGCAATAGCTAACGCTGAGGCTTTTAAAAAATATATGAAGCCTATTGACGTCTGTATTCATGAAGGTTATACTAAATGCTTACAAGGAGAGAATTTATGGATGGTTTAATAAAAGAATTATATGAATGTTATTACAGGTTAGGGCGGGATGTTTTGGGTTATTACGGCTCTGACCTAGAAGTTTTTGCTAAACAACAGGCGGAAGAAGCTTTCGTCGAACTAGGAGAATCTGTATGAGTGTTCTAGAAGATGAAGATTTAAGAGAAAGTATTTACACTGAGTGCGTTGAGGGTTTAATTGATCGTGGCTACCCTGAAACATTAGCTAGATTTGTAGCTCTTGAAGAGGCGCACAAAATCTATCAGTCTTTGCCTGAGCCTGATTTTAAGGCTTACAATGAGGAATAGATTTAATTACTGCGTTCTTGATTGTGACGGGTTTCCTATAAGGAACTTTGTTACTCTTGAGGACGCAGAATTTTTTATAGCAGACAAACCCGACTGTGTGCTAAAATCTTTAATTATTCAACCAATAAAAATGACCAACGAAGAGTTTACCAAGAAATTTGGTGAGCCTCTATTTTAGAAAAGGAATCAAAGTGAGATGTAAAGCCTGTGATAAAATACTTTCAGATTATGAAGCAACCCGTAAAGGTGAACACTCAAAACAATATATTGACTTGTGCAATTATTGCTATTCAACAATTTCAAAGGAAATCTTAGTTAGTGAACGAGAGGATTTAATGTCCCCTAGTGCTTTCATTGATGATGATTATATAGACTAATGAGTCATTTTTTATATAATAAGCGTTGCCCTCAGTGTGCTGAACAAGGTAACGATAAATCAGGAAATAACTTAGCTGTTTATTCTGATACACATGAATATTGCTTTGCATGTGGGTACTATGAACGCGGAGATATTGTAGAGAAGTATAAGCAACAAATCACTCTAAAAACTCCGTCTAAGTTTTTTACACCCGCTTTAACTTTTAACAGTAATGCTTTGATTTACTTGAAGAAATTTGGTTTAACTGACCAAGAGGTAGAGGAAAATTATTTTTGGGATGATGATGGATTTTTAGTTTTTAACGTAGGTGCTTTTCAAAATGCTAGAAATTTTAATGACAGTTTTCCTAAGTATATTACACGAGGAATTATTCGAGGTAATGAGAAGATATTTTATAAATCTGATAATTATGTTATAATAGTAGAAGACAGCGTGAGTGCTATAAAAGTTGGACGGGTGTGTTCTAGTGTTGCGATACATAACTCAATTATCCCTCTTGAGCTTCTTGTAAGGCTTTCTAAACAGTTTTCTAATCTAGTAATATGGTTAGACCCTGACAAGCAAAAAGAGATGCTACACGAAGCAAACAAAGCTAAAATCTATTTTCAAAAAGTTAATGTTATTTGGACTGATAAAGACCCAAAAGAATTTACAACGAAAGAGATTACTCAAATATTATTTGACAAAGGAATTTCTGTATGATAGAATTATTAATTATTAAATATATATTAAATAATAATATATATAATAAATATATTAATTATATTAATTTAACTAATAAAGAATTAATTAAATTATTATATTGCATTAAACAACTTCAAGAAGATTCAGAGAAAGAACTTCTCTCCATAGAAGACTTAGAACTTAAATTCTTTTCTGAATATCCATTCTTAAAATCTGCTGAAAAAGAAATCTTCGAGAGTATATTTGAGCAACTTCGTAGAGTTCAAATTGACGAGAGCCGTATTGAAGAATACATGCTTAAACAAAAGCAGATGGTTCAAGCTCACCGCATTGCAGAAATTGCCTTAGAAGTAACCGAGGGTAGAAAAGACTTCACTGCTATTCTAGATCATGTTTCGGATATTGATGTTGACGCTCCTCTTGAGGAAGAGATTGAGTTTGTTTCTGATGACTTAGAGCAACTTTACCAAGAACAGATTGTTACTCAAGGACTTCGTTGGAGATTACCTTGCCTTAATAAAGCAATAGGTTCTTTACGCAAAGGCGACTTTGGCTTTATCTTTGCTAGACCTGAAACAGGTAAAACAACTTTCTTAGCTAGTGAAGCAACTTACATGCTAGAGCAAACTGACCGACCCATCATTTGGTTTAATAACGAGGAACAAGGTGAGAAGGTTATGATTCGGTGTATACAGGCAACACTAGGAAAAACACAGGCAGAACTTTTTTCCGATCTACCTGAACACAAAAAACAATTTTACGAGTTGACTAAACGTAACTTAAAAATTGTGGACTCTGCTTCTATCCATAAAAGCTATGTTGAGAAAGTTTGTAAAGCAATTAATCCTGCTTTAATAATCTTCGATCAGATAGACAAGATAAAAGGTTTTGACGAGGCTAGAACTGACTTGACTTTAGGAGCTATCTACCAATGGGCAAGAGAACTAGCAAAAGACTTTGCGCCAGTGATAGGTGTCTGTCAAGCTGATGGTACGGGAGAAGGAGTTAAATGGCTTAACATGGGACATGTTTCCAATGCTAAGACAGCTAAACAAGCAGAAGCTGATTGGATTTTAGGAATTGGTAAGAGTAACCAAGAGGGTTTGGAATACGTTAGACATTTAAACATTAGTAAAAATAAACTTGTAGGAGATGAGGATTCTATACCTGAGTTGCGACACGGCAAACTTGATGTTATAATCAAACCCGAAATGGCTAGATATGAAGACCTCTAAAAATAGAATTTGTAATTTATGTAAATCTGCTGGTAAAATCTTTCACAAAGGTAAATGGTGGTGTGGGATAGACTATTTTACTTCAGATGGTGTATGTAAAAATTTAGGGACAAAAGATGAAACCAATAATACTAGATGTAGAAACAACAACGATAAATAAAGGCAGTCCTTTTTCAGTCAATAATAAACTTTGTTATGTAGGTTTGTTTGATGGCAAGACACATTATATTTTTGACATAGAATATTCAGACACGCCTTACAGAGAAACACTTGATGAGATCCAAGAAATTATTAATAACCATGACACAATTGTAGGATTTAATTTAAAGTTTGACTTACATTGGGTTCGTAAATATGGTATAGATATTACACAGTGCAGAGTTTGGGATAGTCAATTGGTACATTTTATTTTAACGAACCAACGAACACCTTACCCGTCTTTAAATGGAGTTGCAGAACACTACGGGTTAGAAAAGAAACTAGATATAGTACATGATGAATACTGGTCTAAAGGTTTAGACACATTAGATGTTCCTCAAGATATATTAGAAGAGTACTTAATAAAAGACTTAGATGTAACCTATCAAGTTTTTAATATTCAACAGAAAGAGGTTGCACTCTTACCAACAGAGCGACAAAGATTACTTAGCTTACATAATCAAGATTTACTTGTGCTAGAGGAGATGGAGTTTAATGGAATTTTATTTAATGAGAAAAAAAGTTTGGAGTTGGCTAAAGAGTTGGAAACAGAGCTTGTGGACATTAATCAAGAGCTTGTATCTATTTGCGGTATTCATGATCTTAATTTTAATAGCAACGATCACATTAGTTGTTTATTGTATGGAGGAACTGTTACAATTCCTAAGAAAGAGATTGTGGGAATTTATAAAACAGGCACTCGTAAAGGTGAGCAGAAATTTGGGTGGGTAGATTACACATATGATTTACCTAGGCTAGTAGAACCATTAAAAGGAAGTGAGCTAAAAAAAGATGGATATTTCAGTACAGATGAACAAACACTCCGTCAACTTAGAGGTTCAAAAGATGCTAAGAAAGTTATTGAACTCATACTTAAACGGAGCGGACTTGAAAAACGTAGAGGAACTTATTATCAAGGACTCCCCGAACTCAGAATTAATCAGGGTTGGACTGAAGGTAAGTTACATGGTCAACTCAACCAGTGCGTTGCTAGAACTGGACGTCTCTCTTCCTCGAAGCCAAATCTACAAAACTTTGATGGAGAGATAAAAGAACTATTTTATTCGAGGTATAGCCCATGTTAATACAAGGAGATGCTTCAGCATTGGAATGGAGATGTGCTAGTTTTTTAAGCAAAGATAAACAAGCTTATGAAGAAATATGGAATGATGTAGATCAACATACCGACAATCAAAATAGATTTGGTTTACCAAGTCGTTTGATTGCTAAGACCTTTGTATTCCGCCTTATCTATGGTGGCTCTGCTTATAGCTATGCTAACGATCCTAACTTTGCAGAAGTTAGTAAATCAGAAAAGTTTTGGCAGAAGGTTATAGATGAGTTTTATTCTAAGTACCAAGGCTTACACCAATGGCACATAAAGCTTATGCAAGAAGCGACAACAACAGGTAAAGTAGCATTACCAACTGGTCGTGTTTATGAGTATGAGCCTGATCTACGCCATGGGCAAAAGGTGTTTCCGAGAACCACAATTCTTAATTACCCTGTACAAGGTTTAGGCGCAGATGTAATGACAATTGCTAGGGTCTCTTTGTTTAATCGTATGAAAAATAAGTATGATGGAGCTAAATTAGTGAATACTGTTCATGACTCAATCATCATTGATTGTAAAGATGAGCATGTAGAAAGTTTGTCAGAGTTAATGCTTCAAGTCTTTGAAGATGTACCAAAAAACTTTGAGAAACTGTTTGGGGTTAAGTTTGATCTTCCTATGAAAGCCGAGGTTCAATTCGGACAAAATTGGAAAGATATGGAAGTGTACAAAAAAACTTGACAAATAATATAAACGTGATATAATAATTATACAACTAACTCTTTTGGAGAAAATTAGAAATGATTGTAACTTTAGTAGATGTAGGACAACCTCAAAGTGTAAAAACACAACGAGGCTCTTATCAAGTATTAGAAGTCAGTTATCGTAACGACCAAGGACAAATTCAAGGAAAGAAAATAGTTTCCTTTGCTAATCCACAGGTCTTTAAAGATTTACAGACTTTTGCAAAAGATGACAAATTAGATGTTGCCGCAACCAAGGATGATAATGGTTACTGGCAATGGCAATCAGTTAAAAAATCAGATGGAACAGGAGGAACAACTGTGGCAACGAACAGCTCTTCAACACGTGTAACAGGTAGTAATTACGAAACTGCGGATGAACGTGCTAAACGTCAAAGATACATTGTAAGACAATCTTCACTTTCAAATGCTATTGAAACTCTAGCTTTAAACAAAGAGTTAGGTGGCGCAAGTGCAGATGATGTAATTAGTTTAGCAAAAATGTATGAGCAGTTTGTGTTTGATGATGGCGTCCAGGAAGAGGCATAATGAAGTCTCTTTCTTTATTTTTGTTAGCCCTATGGATTACATATGCTATATATGTGTCCATGGGGTGTAATACGGAAAGAACCATTAATATTGACGGAGAACAACCCGTACACATAGACTCTTGGGAGTCTTCTATTCAGCCTATATGATAGCTTTAATTGATATGGATCTTGTATGTTTTCGGTGTGCAGCAAGTGCTGAAAATGATCCAATTAATATAGCTATTTATAGAGCTGAAGAACTTTTAGATAACATTATATCTAAAACAAATACAACAGAGTATAGAGCTTTTCTCTCTACTAAAGATAATTTTCGCAAAACGATTTATCCTGAGTATAAAGCAAATAGAACTGCTCAAAAACCTCAGCATTTAGAAGCATTGCGTGAATATGCTATGGAAAACATGAACGCTGAGTTAGCTGAAAATAGCTTAGAAGCAGACGACATGCTTGGGATACATCAATCCGACGAAACAATTATTTGTAGTCTAGATAAAGACTTATTACAAATTCCAGGAAAACACTTTCAGTGGGAAATCTCAGGTAAAGGGTGGAATAAACCTGATTCATTTGTAGAACAAACTGAGATAGAAGGTTTAAGGTTGTTTTATGAACAGTGCTTAAAAGGAGATACTTCTGATAATATAAAAGGTATTGCAGGTATCGGGAAAAAGAAAGCACAAGTGTTATTAGCAAAATGTAAAACAGAACAAGAAATGTTTGACACAGTAAGAAAAGAGTATTCAATGGATGATGAGTTTATCATGAATGGGCAATGCCTTTGGATACTTAGATCATTAGAAGACAACTTTAAAAACCATTTTGAAAGATTAAGTGATGGCAACAAAGCCGTGGACTGAAGGTAGACTAAAATCTTTTATTACATCAGTGCTTAGGTCAGGGTACAGAAAATATCCTCCTAAGTATGAAACACTGAAAGAAGCGTCTGTCGGTAAGAAAATCAACAAAGCTACAAAACGATTAGCTGAGCATTATAAATGTGCAAAGTGCAAAAAAAGTTATCCAAATAAAGAAGTCAATGTAGATCATATAGAACCCGTGGTATGTCCTAAAGAAGGATTTCAAGATTGGGATGTATTTATAAAAAGATTATATTGTACTAAAGAAAATTTACAGGTACTATGTAATACTTGTCATGATAAAAAAACTGCAAAGGAAAGAAAAACTCGTGGTGATAATCGGATTAGATAAAGATAAGAATTTTGAGAGCTTCGAGGTTGATCCTGAAGAAGAATATTATTTAATAGAAATTGCAATTAAATATATTGTACAAAACTGCCAATTACATTATTATAAAGGTAGGTGGTACTTTGATTTACATAAATTACCAGAGTGGATCTGGGAAGGAGAAATACATTGACATTTCGCATATTACTGATCGATATAGAAACCTCACCTAACACGGCTTCCGTATGGGGCATTTGGCAACAAAATGTTTCCTTAAACCAATTATTAGAATCTTCACAAACCATCTGTTATGCAGCTAAATGGTTAGGTGATGATGATGTAATGTTTGATAGTATACATAGAACCTCTCATAAAAAAATGTTAAAGTCAGTTCACAAACTCCTTGATGAAGCTGACGCTATCATACATTACAATGGTGCTAGGTTTGATATTCCTACGCTTAATAAGGAATTCTTACTTGCTAATATGCACCCGCCTTCCCCATCCAAGCAGATAGACTTACTTAGTGTAGCTCGAAGACAATTTAGATTTGTGTCTAATAAGCTAGACTACGTGGCTCAATCGCTTGGTTTGGGTAAGAAGGTTGACCATGAAGGGCATGAGCTTTGGCTTAAATGTATGAACAAAGACAAAGATGCTTGGAAGCGCATGGAAGAATATAATAAGAATGATGTAATTTTACTTGAAAAAGTATATGAAAAATTTAAGCCTTGGTGTAAACAACATATTAACATGTCTTTATTTGATGATGAAATTCATACATGCCCAAATTGTGGTGGTACACATTACCAAAAAAGAGGCTTCTCTTATACGAACTCTTGCAAATACCAAAGACTCCAATGCCAAGATTGTGGAAATTGGTTTAGAGACACTCGTAGTTTAGCAACAAAAAAAGATGGTAAATTTGTCAATATTTTATAAGTTACTAGGAAGGAAGGAAATGAGTGCTACTGACACACAAGTAGGTGGAAGTCATTATAAGAAGTTTAAAATTCAGCCTACTGAATTCATTACTAAAAATAAGATACCCTTTATTGAAGGCTGTGTTATTAAATATGTTGTAAGGTGGAGAGACAAAAACGGCTTACAAGATATAGATAAAGCAATACATTTCTTACAACTTCTCAAGGAACTAGAAAATGACGTTGACAACGAATGAATTACTTGAGAAAATTATAGAACGAATAGATGAAGTTGATCTAATCGAGCTACTTGATTTAACAACAGAGGAAATTGTCTATGCGTTTCTAGACAAAATTGAGGAAAGAAAAGATCAATTTCTAGACGCATTAGACTTAATTGACGAAGAAGAGGAAGAAGAATAAATGGATAAGAGTCAAAGAATATTATCAGATATTACAGTTTTTAATAAATATGCTAAATATGTTCCTGAAGCAAACCGCAGAGAAACTTGGAATGAATTAGTAGAGCGGAACATGGTTATGCACATTCGTAAATACCCTAAAATAAAAGAGGAGATCAAAGATGCTTATAAAATGGTTTTTGACCGCAAGATTCTGCCTTCTATGCGGAGTCTTCAATTTGGTGGAACTCCTATTGAACTGTCTAATAATCGTATGTTCAATTGTGCTTTTTCCCCTTGCGATCATCCTGCCGTCTTTAGTGAAACAATGTTTAACCTTCTTGGTGGTTCAGGTGTTGGCTTTAGCGTCCAAAAAAGACATACAGAAAAACTGCCTGCGGTTATTGGTCCAAAGGATACACAACGAAGGTTTTTAATTGGGGATTCTATTGAAGTATGGGCAGATGCTGTTAAAGTTTTAATTAAGGCTTATACCCAAGGCAAAGCAGACCCACGCTTTGACTTTAGAGATATACGTCCTAAAGGCTCTCGTCTTATTACTTCAGGAGGTAAAGCTCCAGGACCTGACCCGCTACGCATTTGTTTAGACAAGTTACGTTCTGTGTTAAATAATGCTATTGGTCGAAATTTATATCCTATTGAAGTTCACGATATGATTTGTCATATTGCTGATGCTGTACTATCAGGAGGTATTAGACGAGCTGCTTTAATTAGTTTATTTGACAGAGACGATATGGATATGCTCTCAGCCAAAAGTGGCGCATGGTGGGAACTTAATCCTCAACGAGGTCGTGCTAACAACTCTGTTGTACTTAATAGAGAAGAGATTACGGAAGACGACTTTAAAGAACTATGGAAACGTGTAGAAGATTCTAAGTCAGGTGAGCCTGGAATCTTTTGGACTAATGATTATAATATCGGAACAAATCCTTGCGCAGAGATTAGTTTACGTCCTAACAGTTACTGTAATCTAGTTGAAGTAAATGTAAGTGATGTTAAAGATCAAAAAGACTTAAATGCTAGAGTGAAAGCAGCTACTTTTATTGGTACGTTACAAGCAGGGTACACTGACTTTCATTATTTAAGGAATGTGTGGAGAGAAACTTCTGAAGAAGATGCACTACTGGGTGTAAGTATGACTGGTATTGCTTCAGGTAAAGTTTTAGACTTAGACTTAAAAAAAGCCGCTCAGGTATCTCAGGAGGAAAACCAACGTGTTGCGAATCTTATTAATATTAAAACATCTGCTAGGATTACTACTGTTAAGCCCGCTGGAACTACTTCACTCGTTCTTGGTAGTAGTAGTGGTATTCATGCTTGGCATAACGACTATTATATCCGCAGGATGCGAGTGGGTAAAAACGAACCTCTTTATAAATATATGATGGATACAGTTCCTGAACTAATTGAGGACTGCCAATTTAAACCCCATTTAGAAGCTGTTATGTCTTTTCCACAAAAAGCTCCTGAAAATGCTATTTTACGTACAGAGCCTTATCGTGATATATTAGAAAGAGTAAAGCGTTTTAATAAAGAATGGATTATAGGAGGGCATAATCGTGGAGATAACATGCACAATGTCTCTTGTACCATTTCGTTAAAAGATCACCAATGGGAAGCTTGTGGTAGATGGATGTGGGAAAACCGACACCATTACACAGGTATTTCTGTGCTTCCGTATGATGGTGGCACTTATGTTCAAGCACCTTTTGAAGATTGTGATGAAATGACTTTCAATAGGCTTTTTAAACATCTTAAAGCAATTGACTTAACAAAGGTTATAGAAGAGGATGATAACACCGAAGCTAAAGACAACCTAGCTTGTCAAGGTGGATCATGTGAGATATGATAGCTGAGTTTGTATTAATACTAAGTTTTGTAGGGGAATTTGGTCCTGCTGAAAAGTATGAAGCTACTTTTAGTAGTTGTAAAGAAGCTAGTGAATACTATGAAACTTTTTATAGAGGTAAGAAAGAATACAATGGTTATAGATGTATTCGTAAAGACTTGATAGTAACACCTTTAGGGGAGTAAATTATGATAGATTATATATTAGTAATTTATTTAGACTTAGAGCCACAATATATTGGTACATTCCAAGATTGTCATACAGCTCATGAATTTGTAATTGATCGTTATCCTGAATTTGATAGTGGTTGTTTACATAGAAATTATATTAACTTGCCGTTAGACTTAGAAGAAAAATATTATATTATTAGCCCTCAAGGAAAGATAGTAAAATGGGAAAACAAATGAGCGTAACCTTACAATGGATTTGTGGATGTACATTTGGAATTGAAATTACAGAGGCATTAGTTGAAGAACAACCAATTGGATATTGTTTAATCGATTTTGGCATTGTTCGAGTGCAATTAGCTTGGTTTATTGAAAATTGACCCCCACAATCGCTCTGTATTGCATTTTTATAA